AGCATTAAAAGTAGATGAGGCAGCTGTTCAAACTCAAACACAAAGTAATGATAGCACCAGTACCGACTCTTCTTTTTCTACCGTAAGCGCCGGAGCTTCAAGTTTAACATCAGGTCTTGCCGCACTTGTAGGTGGTGCGTTGGGTGGAATGTCTATTGCTGGTATAGGAGCTATGGTAGTTAAGGGCGGCTTCTTAGCACTAGTTGCACCAAAGATCGGTGATTTTATTTCTGGTGCTGTTAACGAGACTTTAAATCAAGCCAATCCTCCAGATGCCCCAGGAGATGGTACAGCCGAATTTAATAAATCAATCAGTGACGGTATAGGCGATGCTTTCACATATGGATTTATCGGAAGATTATTTGGTAAACGAGTTGCTGCTATCGCAGCCGTTGGTGGGTTTGTTGGATCATTCAGTGAAGAAATCATCAAGAAGTTTGGTAACGAAGACAATGTTATAGACGAATTTGGTATGGAATTTGATGAAACGGCTGTTAGTAATATATTAAAAGCTATAGGAGCCGCAATTGCATTAATAACACCATCTTTAATCAGAAGAGCATTGCCAAGAATTTTATCTAGAAATATGGTCCGCCCTGCTGTTGTGGGAGCTGTGGCAGGTGCAGCAGCGATTGATGGAAGTGGTAATAGAGTTGATCCTAGACCAAGAAATTTTACTAGACAAGCAGATGGTAGTTTCACATCCAATCGAACAGGCGAGACACTAAGGGGCGGTGCCGCACAGAATGCCCAAAGAACTTACGATTCTGATCAAGATTTAATGAGAAGATTAGATAATAGTAAGTATGCTAAGTTTGCTAAATTCGCAAAAGGTGCTGGTGCGCTCGGTTCAGTAATATCAATAGGATATTTAGCATCAATATTATTAAATGAAGAATATACTGATGCTGAAAAAACTGAGTTAATTGGCGGAGAATTAGGTGCCATCTTTGGTGGAGTCAATGGTGCTGTTTTAGCCGCTGGTGTCGGTGCGGCGATGGGTATAACATCTGGCCCAGGTGCAATAATTACAGCTATCGGTGGTGGGATTGCAGGTGCAGTTGCAGGTGATTGGCTTGGTAGCCAAATTGCAGGAATGATTGTGGGTAGTAAAAGTGATTTTGACGAAGTTCCGGCAGATGTTCGAAGTACACTTCCATTAATGGATACTAATGCTTTACCGCTTACATCTGAACCAAGACCTACTTATAGTGGCCAACAAGGCGACTATGATAGAAACGACTGGGATAATACATTAGGAAAATTATATAATCCTGATGGAACACTAAAGCCTGAATTTTTATTGCCAAATATCCCGGAAAGTGTAGAACCAATAATGGGGCCAGATCAAGTAATATCTAGACAAAGGCGACTACAATCATTAGAATCTAATGCGATGGATTTTGGTCAAGCTCAAGCATCTGTGCTACTTGCTGAAGGAGCTAAAGTGTATAGAGCTGGTAATAATTCATCCGTTACTAATGTAACTAACATTACTAAGATTGATAGCTCATCATCTCTAGCTAATAATAGCGGTGTTATAACAGCATTCGGGTAAAAAAAAGAGAGGCCGAAGCCTCTCTTTAATACGTCACTTAGTTAACTTAGTTATCTGCAAGTGACTTGAAGAAATCCAAATCATCATCATCTGTACTAGACGAAAACGAACTTTCTTCTAATGAAGGAGATGGAGCTTCACTCAAAGTTGGAGCTGAACGCTCTTTAAACTTAGGCGCAAAGTCCATCTCCGGTACATCGTCCTCAGCCGTATGAGTGGGTGCGTGTTGGCTGCCGTCAAGACCTAGAACTTTGTACAGCTTCGCTTTAAGTTCATTATAAGACTTGAAGTTTTTAGGATCGATGATCTCTTGTAGCGAATGCTGGGATTTCCAGATTTGCTCAAGTCTCTCATCATCTTCTAACAATACACTACCTGTATCGAAAGAGGACGGCTCATAAGTGCGATACCCACCATCGCCATTACGTGCTTTAAGTTTGAAGTTAGAACCTTCCCAAAAATCAAATGGGTTTAGTGCTTCTTCGTCTTCAAACTCTGGGTTCATTGCAGCGTTTAGCTTATCAAAGATTTTCTTACCAAACTTATACTTGAAGACTTGGCCTTCGTTCTGAGGATTAGTAGGATCTTTCACAACATAAATGTTTGCGTGATAAGACAAACGGCGCTTTTGTTTACGAGCTTCTTCTTTGCCCGCATCCGTACCATTGTTCCAGAGCTGAGAGTTATACTCTGAAACCGGATCTTCTTGACCAATAGTAGTCAATGAGTTTTCGATGTACCAGCCACCTGGTCCTTGAAAGCCGTGATCAAAGACACGGACAAAGGGAAGGTCTTCACCTTCTGGTGCAGGCAAGAAGCGAATGACAGCGTAGCCATTGCCAGCTTTATCTACTTCTAGCTTCCAGTAATCGTCGTTATTATTATTTGAGGGACCTGCGTTGTTCAACTTTTGTAGTTGAGAATTCAACTTATCAAAAGACGAACTGCGGTTTTTCTTTAGTGATGAAAATGATTGTGCCATATTTTGTATCTCCTATATGTGCGATGTATTACGGTATATTAAACGGTTTGTTCGAAGTTGTCAAGTAATATTTTCTTCATTTTAATTTTATCATACTCCATGAAGGGAAAATATTTCTTGCACTTTCTATTTATATCAGGATATATAAGTTTGTCAAGTAAAACCTTGTCCCAATGTGAAAAAACTTTGGTTATGTTTGCGATTATAGTTAACGTCTCTATACAGATGTCTCCTCTGATGTAGTGCTTTAGAAGCGGTGGATGTTGGCCGTCTTTAGAAAGAAGATTACTATTGAAGTCTTCATTCAACACGCCCAGTTCATTTTTAAATACGTAAGACAAAGATTGCTTACGCTTCTTCCAATCGAGGTATACCTTTTCACCTTTATCATCATTCACAATGTCGCCTATCCAGATATTAGAGTTTTCTAATACGTTTGCTAACACATAGTTTTTTGCATCACTGTGCTTAGATAATTTATAATAGTGAAACTTATCCTTTCGATTTTCAAAAGCAGTAGGGTTCGTACTGGTCTTTCCATTGTATTTAAAAAAGTCGTAGTTAGATGTGAAGTGTTGCTTCAATGCTAAAAAATAGCAGTACACTTCGTAAGCGTCTTTTGTGGAATAGATGCTCATATCGGTAACTTGGAACTTCTTTCGACCATATTTAATCGTTCAGCATCATCTCTTACTTTTGATTTTAGAACTGGTGAACGACGAATAATCTCTCCGATAAGATCGATTTCTAAGTTATTTGTTTCAGCATAATAAACAAGAGCATCTATATAAGATACTTCTTCGTTTACAAAGCCCTGTATTTCTGATAGAATTTGGTCTGCTTTCATTGCCTCTTCCATAGACAATTATCCTAACAAGGTCTTAACGCCCAGTGACCAATTTTCTGCCGCATCTTCTACATAGTGTAAAGATTTGTTGGGAAAAGATTCCTTGACGATGTGTGTACCTTCGTGACCATAATAGTCAATGTAATAACCAGTGCCATCTTGCTTTACCTCGGCACGACCATTTGTAGATTCTGAAATATAAGTTGAAATAATAGTTGACATATCAAACTCCTAAGCTGTGTCTAATTTCTAATTTTTTATGCTCTCTGCCTAAAGCGTAGGCTTCATAATATAACCGAGCAGTTTCTGTATCATCAATATACAGTTCACCTGCAATCCATACTTTGCCTTGTTTTAAATCGAACGATACTCCATATGTGTTACCTTTAATCGTATGCATTAAAACTCCTCTGATTTAATATATACAATATAACAGGTAACACAATGTTTGTCAAGTATTTTATAGGCCGCTTGGCACAATAATATAATGAATCATAAGCACTAGTGCAACTGATGCACCCAAGCCTACCATCATCTTACCAAAGTCCTTTGCTACTAATGGGAACACACTCTTTGTTTTCTTCTTACCAAAGTATGTTGCCATAGCAAGTTCACGTCCTGCTAACAAGCCTACGAACACCCATGTAGTTGACATAGGAATATCATTTAGCTCTTTGAAGAAGTATAGACATAACCAATAGAATAGATCAATTAACGTAGCACTACGAACATATCTTGTGTTGTGCTTTTCTAATACAATCTTTTGTATCTTACCACCTTTTTCTTTAAACATAAAGAATAGACCAAAAACAAATATAGCACTAATAAAAATCATTAAGTCTATTGGTACTTGTCTTGGTAAAAACACTGCAATGTTAGCAATGTCATGTGATAGCCAAGTGTACCATAAGCCACCTGTGGCTAGCCATTGTGCTACACGCCAGTAGTTCTTGTTGCTTTCGCTTACTGGTTTTGTTTCGTCGTACCAACGTCCAAAGTATTTGTGTATTGCAAACCATACTACATATGCAAAGCCTGCCGCTACGCCATACCCCATGATAGATTTCATAAGCATCTTCTCAAGTACAAAAGTACTAGCGAATACAGATAGCACTAAGAAACTTGTACTAACTGGTACACCCATTCTTGTTAGTAAAACTAGAATAGCAGGTGCGGCCGCATGATACCATTGTACATCTTGAAATGGGATTTTGTTTAGACGACCATAAGATATATCGCCACCATTCATATACCAACCATACCATAGTGTATATAATAAAACAGCAGATGCTGCTATCCATAATGTTTTGTAAGTAAATCTCTCATTGTTTGATGCCATCCATGTACCGAGAGTTTGTACTGAATCATTTGCTATTACTGCATAGGCAGCAAGCAGGAACCCGATAAGGCTCCAGATAGTGAGTAGTTCCATTTCTTTCTCCTTTGTTTGACGGCTTTACACCATCGCTCACAAATGTTGAACATTATTGCCCAACCACTATTATCTATAGGAAAAAAATAAAAGGGTTGCAATTCAAGAAAGCAACCCTTTTTGGTTTTTATGTGTTTAACTTAGAAGTTGAATGATACGCCCGCTGCCGGTGTCATAGCTTCGTTATCCAAGTTGTATCCTGCTTCA